CTTTACAACTGCCACAAAAGGCTGGCAAATAAAAACTAATAGTACATCATAGGAGTAAAGCATGCTTACTAAAATTAAGTTTGCTCCTGGTATTGACAAACAAGACACTGCTGTAGGAGCAGAAGGTCGTTGGGTTGATTCTGATAATGTAAGATTTAGATATGGTTTGCCAGAAAAGGTAGGTGGTTGGCAATCATTACTTAATAACTCTATTGTTGGTGTTGCTAGAAAACAACATGCTTTCGTAGATACCGAAGGTAATAGATACGTTGCACTTGGCACAGATAAATTTTTATTATTATATTTTGAAGGTCAACTTTTTGATATCACTCCTTTTAGATGTAGTAATGCAGGAGTTGTAGATAGTTTTACAAGTTCAACACTTGCAACAAATAGCACATCAGTTAAAACTTGTACAATTACAACAAGCACAGATCATGATTTAGCTGTAGGAGATATTATACAATTATCATCAGTTACTTTACCAAGTGGCACAGGATTAAGTGCAAGTGATTTTGAAGATAAATTATTTCAAGTATTAACTGTTCCAACTCCCACAACGTTTACAATAGACTCTTTAAATCAAGCATCCGCAGTTATATCAACAGGTGGTAGTATGACTGTTAAAGTTTATCAACCTGTTGGTCCTGCAGCACAAACTTATGGTTATGGTTTTGGTATTGGAAACTATGGTGGTACAATTACAGGTGCTTTGCAAAATGATTTAGATGGAGCATTGGCCGCGGATACAGCTGGTAACAATGGATCAGCAACACAGATTAGATTAACATCTACAACAGGTTTTCCAACAGCAGGAACAATAGCAGTTGGTAATGAATTAATAACATACACTGGAGTCGCTGGAGTTGAATTAACAGGTATAACTAGAGGTGCAGCAGGAACAGCAACCTTTGGTACTTCAAATGGACAGGCTCATAGCGATGGTGCTGTGGTTACCAATGCTACAAATTTTTCTGGGTTTGGTAGTGCAGTTGAAGCATCATCAGTTACGTTAGAACCAGGACTTTGGTCATTAAGTAATTTTGGTGAAGTGTTAGTTGCAACAATTGCAAATGGTAAAACATTTACATGGAATGCAGGAATTACAGCTAGACTTTCAACAAGAGCTTCTATGTTAACTTCAGGGTTTGAAACAAGAATAGATGCAGCTACAGATAGTGGTAATCCCACAGCTACTAGAGTTACACTTATATCACCAACAACAAGACACTTAATTCATCTCGGGACAGAAACAACTATAGGTTCACCTATAACACAAGATGATATGTTTATAAGGTTTTCTGAAGATGAAAATATAAATAAATATACACCACAAGCAACCAACACTGCGGGCACACAAAGACTACAAGATGGCACAAAAATTATGGGTGGTCTAGTTGCAAAAGAAAATATTTTAATTTGGACTGACAATGCATTGTACACAATGAAATTTGTTGGAGCTCCATTTACATTTGGATTTGAACAAGTGGGCACGAACTGCGGATTGATTGGTAAGAATGCAGCGATAGAAATAGATGGTGTTGCATACTGGATGGGTAATAATGGATTCTTCTCCTTTGATGGTACAGTTAACACACTGCCTTGTTCTGTTGAAGATTTTGTTTATGATGATTGTAATACTACAAAAGGTCAACAAATAAACGCTGGTATTAATAATTTATTTACAGAAGTAATTTGGTGGTATCCAACTCAAAACGCAGACTTTAATGATAGATATGTTGTTTATAATTATGGTCAAGATAATGCAAGATTACCTATGGGTAATTGGTATACAGGCACAAATACTAATTCAATTAGAACAAGTTGGATTGATTCACTAGTATATCCTAAACCTTATGCCACAGCTTATAATAGTTCTAGCACAGGCACATTTCCACAGGTTATTGGTGAAACAGGTTTAGGTCAAACCGTATTTTTTGAACATGAAATAGGAACAGATCAAGTTAATCCAGATGGTAGCGTAACTGCTTTAACATCTTTTATAAAATCATTTAGCTTTTCATTACAACCAGATCAGTCAGAAGTATTTTTAGCTATGCGTAGATTTTTACCAAACTTTAAAGTATTGACAGGTAATAATCAAATTACATTAGCTGTAAAAGATTTTCCATCTGATAGTGATACACAAACTTCATTGAGTCCTTTTACAATTACGTCTACTACAACTAAAGTAGATACACGTGCAAGAGGTCGATATGCAAACATAAAAATAGAAAATACTAGTGTAGGTGAATCATGGAGATTTGGTACATTTCAAGTAGATTTACAACCTGATGGAAGGAGAGGATAATGACAAAAGTAGTAGTAAGATTACCAGAACCTAAAAAAGAATATAGTGAAGATAATCAAAGACAAATTAACAGAGCACTAACTACAATTATAGAACAATTAAACTCTACATATTTAACACAACAAAAAGAAGACCAAGAACGATTTACTTGGTTAGGATTAGGTTAATGGCAAATATATATAAAAACGATAAAGTAAGTTTAACAAATACGGACCTAACAACATTATACACAGTGCCATCTAACTCAAGGGCCATTGTTAAATCTCTTTTAGTTGCAGAGGATGCAGCGGGATCAGCAGTAGTAAAGGTAACACTAACTAATGCATCAGGCACAGCTTTTGTGGTGGATAATGATGTTACTTTAACATCAGGTCAAAAAGAACAAGTATTAAGTGAACCCTTGATTATGTTAGAAAGTGAGATATTGAAGGTTCAAGCGACTAGTGGTAATGTAGATATTATTGCATCTATACTAGAAATTAATAGGGAGGATAGATAATGCCGTTTATAGAAACAGAAGCTTCTGTTAGGTATGAAACAATTAATGGTAAAAGAGTACCAGTAATTACGCCTAAAACAGAGGTTACATTAACTAATACAATTACAGGTCAGGAGTATATGTCCGATGCAGAAGCTATGGCTGATGTGCAAAATCCAAGCACAGAGACTAAATCTGAACATATACGAAGAGATGTAAATGTAACTGTAGAAGAGATAAAAATAGGCGCTGGCTTTAATATCAGCGATTGATTATTAGGAGAAAAACAAGTAAATTAGTAGACTATGGGGATTTTATCAAAATTAAACAGAAAACGTAAAAAGGCACAAAAGAAGATTACTAAGCCAATATCAAGGTTTTTAGGTAAAGTTGTACCAAATGAGATCAAACCTTTCTTACCTTTTGCGGCTGCAGCAGTACCTTTTTTAGCACCAACCTCAGGAATATTTGGTACCATGGTGGGAAGAGCCGCTTTATCAGGTGGTGCAAACATACTTTCACAATTAGCACAAGAAGGTAATGAAGGAGAAATTTCTGGATTATCTGCATTGTTAGCGGCAGGTACAGGTGCGTTAACAGCACCTGGTGCACCTAAATTTTTTGCAGATAAAGCAGCGGGTATGGATACAGGAATTTTAAAATCTGGAACAGAATTTTTAGGAACGACTGCAGACAAATTAAGTGTAGTTAAAGATAGTGGAGGTATTGGTGATATTTTAAGACCAGGAGGAACTCCTGTAGGATTTGATATGCCAACACTAGCCGCAGTATCAGCACCATTAACACAAGGAACAACAGATCTTGCTATGGCTACAGCTAGAAAAGCTTTAAAAGACTATGAGGATGAATTAGCAGAATACGAAAGAATGACAGGAGAAGCACAGACAGCTTCTGATGATGCCAGAAGAACAGCTATTAGAGCTGCCATGATTGCAGGTGGTCACTCTGAAGATGTAATTAGTGAAACATTTGATTTATTAGGATTAAAAGATGGTGGTAGAGTTGGTCTTCGAGAAGGTGGTATGAGTGTATTTGAACAATTAACACAACTACCAGCAGCAACACAAAACGCTCCTATGTTTTTAGGACGACCTGCTTTTGCTCCTACCCTACAACAAGCTGGAGCTGTTTTTCCTAGACTAAACCAATTAGAACAAGGAGTAAATAGAGCTGAACAAGATTTAGGAAACATAAGAAGTAGATTGGGAAATCAAGAAGGACGATTGGCTGGTCTTATGGGAATACAACCTTCATATGGTTTAGCTGCTCGTCAACTACCAGTAGGTCGTTTACGAATACAAGATCAACTTCAGTTTGATAATCCCGCGGTGACTGCACAAAATATGAAAGATGGAGGAATCACTGGATTAAAAGACGGAGGTATGTTAGATTTAGATGGTAAAGAAATGGATCTACGAGGTGGTGGATTCGTGCCAATAGGTAAAAAAGAGAGAGCGGACGATGTCCCTGCAAGATTAAGCAAAAACGAATTTGTAATGACAGCCGATGCTGTAAGAGCAGCAGGTGGTGGAAATATTAATGAGGGTGCAAAGAGAATGTATGAAACAATGAACAAATTAGAGGCAAGAGCATAATGTCAGAAACAACTACGATAACACGACCGGCACCGGTACTAGAAGCATCACTAACTAATTTTTTAAAAGCAGTAGATCCTTTAGTAGGTAAACCAATTGATACAGGTGCTTATGCACCAAAGATTGCAGCAGAATCACAACTACAACAAGATGCAAGAACTGCAGCAGCAGGACTAGATTCATTAGTTGGACCAGATGCATACAAAGCATTCATGTCACCTTATCAACAAGAAGTAATTGATACAACTTTAACAGAATTTGATAGACAACAAGCAATAGCAGATACAGCAAGACGTGATGCAGCTATTCGAGCTGGAGCTTTTGGTGGTGGAAGAGAAGGTGTTATGGCAGCAGAGGCTGCAAGAGGTGCAGCACAAAGTAGAGCAGGATTACAAGCACAATTATTAGCACAAGGATTTCAACAAGCACAAGCAGCGGCAGCACAAGACTTAGCTG